TCATCTTCCTAGATTGCGTACCTAATAATTACGATTCCGCTACCACCAGCACCACCGACTTCAGCAGCACCGCCTAAGTTGATCGTTCCTCCACCGCCGCCACCCGTGTTCGCGGTTCCGTTTACTCCGTCTGTGTCGTAGCCACCGGCTCCACCGCCACCTGAGCCGCCTGATGAAAGCGGAGTGCCACAACCACCGCCACCGCCGCCGTAAGTCACGCTGCTACCCGTAAAGGAGTTTGCGATACCAGCGCCACCGTTGCCGCCTACGTTGCTTGACCCGTCTGCGCCAGCAGCACCAGCACCACCACCGCCCCCGCCGCCATTGCCTGTGCCGCCGGTTCCGCCGTCGTTACCTTGACCCGACATTCCTGTGCCGCCAGTCTTAGAGCCTGACGATCCACCACCGCCAGAGCCACCGAACGTCTGACCCGACATATTCTGGCGGTCTACTGTCTCACCGCCACCAACGCCGTAATACTGACCAACACGACTTGCTGATCCGGCTCCTCCTGCCACAGTAGTGCCCATCGTTCCACCGCCTGCGCCTACAACAACCGTCTGCGAACCCTCAGAAAGGTAAGAGTTTGTGGCTACGAGGACTCCACCGGCTCCACCGCCACCAGATTGAACAGCGTGACCCGCACCACCAGCCCCCACGACGAGACAGTCCACGAACCCAGCCGCGCTAACAGTCAAAGAGCCGCTAGAAGTAAACGAGTGAACCCGGTACGACTGACCAGCGACACCGTTCGATCCGTCACCCGTGTAAGTAGTTTCCGTGCCACCCGACGCCACGGCACTCGCAAGAGAGCCACCACCGATCTGCGTACTACCCAAATACAACTTAGCGGTCGTTGGCATCAGTCAGTCACCACATACAAGGTCGTAGCAACAGGAGTAAGAGCGTCATACTCCGCTTGAGTAAGAGCGATCACTTCAACAATGCTCGCGTCTGCGCTTTCCACAGCGGTAGCGATCAGGTCAGCAACATTTCTTGATCGTGTCATTACTTTCCCTTATCCAATGCGGTAACGAACGATGACCATGCCGTGCGAGCCCATCGCGCCATGAGTCGAACCAGTAGCGCCCATGCCGCCGCCAGCGCCGCAACCAACGCCACCAGCGTCCGACCCCTTGGAGTTGTTGCTCTGCGCTCCGTCGCCACCACCACCGGCTCCACCTGTGCCTCCTTGTCCAGTGCTGTACCCGCCGCCGCCGCCGCCAGCGGCGTAGCCACGAGAGATCCCATCGAACTTGTAATTTGCTAGGCCGTTTCCGCCGTTTCCGCCTAGGTAGTTGCTGTCCATTCCAGCGTCCGATCCTTGGGAGACGTACCCGCCTCCGCCGCCGCCTGAATAGCCTGGTGTCGAACCGCTGCCTGCTCCACCCTGATGGCCTTGACCTGATGTTCCTGACCCACCAGCGGGTTGCCCACTAAGGCTGGGGCCGGATGAGCCGCCTCCGCCTGAGCCGCCCGCGTCGCCTTGTCGAGTTCCTGAGTACGACATGGCACCCTCGCCGCCTGCAATAGCAGTCAACGAACCGAATGCGGAATCTTCCGAAACGTAGTTAGCGTCTTGGTAATAAAACTGCCCAATACCTGAATACTGACCGCCCTTGCCGACGGAAACGGTGTACGTCGAAGCGGTTACCCCGTAATCAAAATTCAGGATCAATCCGCCACCGCCCCCGCCACCCCCGCCATATGAGTTCGAGGAGTTTCCGTGTGCGCCGCCACCTCCCGCAACACAAAGAAAGTCAACGATTCCGGCTTGGGAGAACGTGATACCCCACGAGGTTTGCGTCCCCGTGTAATCCCAGCGGTGAACGCGGTACTGACCACCGTTTACGGTGCCAGCAGTCCCGTCACCTGTGAACGTGTAAGCGGTCGCGGCACCCGTGGTGCTACTTGCGTAAGCCCAGTTCTCTGGAGCAAGTCCAGATACAATCTGAGCCGAACCAAACGGGTTCTTTAAACGATCAATAGCCATTTCAGGAAATCTCCGATCCGAACAATGCGAAGGTCAGATTCGCGTTACTTGCACTAATGCGCACATACTTATTGGTTGCATCCAACGTGAGGCCAAGAGTTAGGCCGACAGTCTCGAACCCCGTCAAAACATCGTTACGAACTATGTACTTGCTCGTCGCTGGTTCGCCCGAGTTCGAGTCCGAAATCGCAATCGTGTAGTACGCAGCAGTATTGCTGCGATTACAGATCGTGAGTGTGGACACGACGGCTGCCGTAGCAGACGGACAGGTGTAGAGCGTGGAGTGCTCAAACGCCGTTAACGTTCCCGTCGCTGCCGTGCTTCCAACATCAGAAGCGACAGAGGCGAACGAGAGAGTCGTACTGGTCACAGCGGTCACGGTGAACACACCGTCAAACGCTGCGTCAGCGGTATCCATCACAACGCTTACCTGCTGGCCCACGCCAATAGAGTGCGATGTACTCAACGTCAACGTCGCTACGTTGCTCGTTAACGCTTTGTTGGTGACTGAGAGCGACGACGCGCTTGACGCTGCCTGCCCTAGCACCTTGTATGTCGTGCCCACTTAGGCTCCCATCAATAAAATTGGACTGAAACCCGCACTCGCGAGTTCCGATTGAGTGGCAAACAACGCATTTGCTTGTGCTTGCGTGTAAGTGTTCGCCACCGAGAACGAAGCGAACGCGACCACCAACACTTCATCACCAGCGGTTGCACCGCTGGCAAGAGTTACCGTGTTCGTGGAAGTCGTGTAGTCATTACCTGGCGACAGCAGCACACCGTTCAGGAACACTTGCAGAAGCGATCCCGTAAACGTCAGCGATACACCGTTCCGGTCGTTACCCGTGAACGCTGTCTGCGATCCAGTAGCCGTGTACTCGTAAGTAGTGATGGACGCTGTTGCAGCGGCACTCGCCTTGATCCAACCAGAACCGTCATAGACGTACATGCCGATCTGCTCCGACGTACCCGTGTTCAGGTAGAACAAGGCTCCCGAAACTAGCGCGTCACCGTCATTGTCAACAGTCGGAGCAGACGACTTAGACCCTAAGTACCTGTCATCAAATGAGTCCAACGATGCGGCAGCAGCCGCAGCAGAGTTCGCGGCAGAAACGGAACTAGCAGCAGCACCAGTCGCGCTAGTACCAGCATTGGTCTCAGAAGTACCAGCGTTAGTTGCAGACGTTGCCGCGTTCGTTGCTGACGTAGCCGCAGCAGTAGCACTAGCGGCAGCGTTCGTCTCGCTAGTCGAAGCGTTACTCGCAGAAGTAACAGCGTTAGTTTCCGACGTACCAGCGTTAGTCGCTGCTGTGCTTGCCGTAGTCGCGCTAGTCGCGGCGTTTGTTTCACTCGTTGACGCTGCCGTGGCAGAAGTCGCAGCCGCAGTAGCGGAAGTGGCAGCGTTCGTGGCCTGAGTGGTCGCCTGTGCGACCTGGCTAGTAGCAGAGGTGTCCGTGTAATTCTTAGTCGCCGCATCCTGCGATGAAACCGGATCACCAAGTCCGGTGATCTTATTCGTACCGGCAGCGAGGTCACCACCCAGAGTCGCAGAAGTAATTGTCTTGTTCGTTAGCGTCTGAGTCTCAGTCTCACCAACAACATTAGATGAAATAGCGATGCCGTGGACGCTGTTCGTTGAGTCCTCGTGTTGGCGGGACTCACGAAAATCACGACCGCTAAAACCGTGCTCTACCTGTGCGCCCGCAGAGTGGGCGACGGCAGTGGTGGAATCAACGCCACGAGTGATCGTGAGGATAGTGCCGGAGACGTTGGTACATTCAACGAGTTCCTCATCAACCGTGTCCTTGTCAATAATGACCGTAAAGGGGTAACTGGTTGGGTAACCCGAAGCCAACGCCACAGTGATAGACGTGTCTGTTGAGTTAATGCCACTGACGAGCGTTGTCTTTCTCGCCGTCGATGAATAAAAACGTGTCTGCGCCATGTCTACCTCTCGTAATGTGCGCGGATCGGATTCTCAGCCTGCTGCTGACGACGGACCTCTTCAAGGCGAGTCCGATACAAACCCAGCAGGTACTTACCAAGGCGTTCACCCGCGCCAATAGGACGCATGTTCGCCGCAAGATCAGCGGTTGCACTCAATCCACTAACCAGTGGTGTTTCAAGGTACGGCACCATACGGTACGCAGCGCCAAGACGCACAACATCAATCGCACTATCTGGTAAACCGGTAGCACTAAACAAATCAGTGTCTGCCGACAATGGCTGCGGGGGACCAGCCGTGCGCACATGAATCTGCTGCCCTGGTACCGGCTGCTCGTACAGGCTCAAAGACGGACCACCTGACGTGTACGGTCGAAGTTCGTACTTACGGATAGGAACAAACTCAAGAGAAGGACCAACCTGCTTACCCGCCACGCGAAGAACGTGACGTGCGTTTGTGTTAGTCAAAGTAAAGTTTACTTTAGTTGGGTCAGCCGTAAGGAACTCGTCAGTAATAGCAAACAAGTCGGGGTAAACGGCACTGATGCTGTCGTTCACGGCCTGACGAACACTGAACCTAGGAAACTGAGGGGAGGAAACCACTCGCGTACCAGCAGAGTGCGTGGCAGCGTCAGTGCCACGAAAACCACGACCGTATGGAGGGATAGTCATAGCCTGCGAAGCGCGGTCAACATTGTCTACCTGGATAATTTCGTAGCCAATCTCAACAACACCACGAGAAATACCTGATGCGTCGTTAATCGAAGCCGTCAAGTCAGTAGTGTTTAAACCGCCCAGAAGATACGTGGACTGATCCTGCTGGTTAGTGAAGCCAGACAAGTACAAGAGAGTGGAATCAACCACGTTACCCAGGGTAGTGCTCATGCTCCAGCCGCCTTAATCGCCGCCATCGACGCTTCGTGGGTGCTCTTCGCTGGCTGCAATCCCATGCTCTTAGCGCGAGCGTAACTCTTTAAATCCCGGTTAACCGTTGCAGCCCAATTACCCGCGTAACGGAAGTTAGCGTTACGGGCGCAAGCCCCCCACGACCCACAATCCTGGGTAGGGCAACCAGTCCTGCATTTACTCATTGTCTAAACGTCCTCAATGTAGGCACTAAATCCTGCAGAAGTAATTTCTGTTACCTGCGCATCCGTCAACTCGTGACGATGACCACCCAGGTAATAAGAGTCCGCGAGTCGAAGTCGCTCAGCAGACGGGAATGAAACCAGTGACCCAGAGCCACTTTCGATTAATAGAGTCTTAGGAGTTTCGGTAGTAACGAACACACCAAATAAAGCGTCAGTCGCGTACTTTTCAGTAATTTTGGGAGTGCTAAGAATCTTCACTAAATCTCCATAACGCAGGAGGGGCCGACCAGAGCCGACCCCTCCTGTGTGTTATACTTAGGGTTTAGGTTGGGTTGACACCAATCGTTGAACCCGAAGTGATCTTGCGCATCGCTTCTGTGCGATACAATGCCCAGCCGCAAACTGAATACCAGCCTACCGGACGGAAACGAGAAAGTCGATCCACAACCGGACCGAGTTTCACGGACGGCTCAACGGCGCACGCCTCAGCGAGAGCCTGCTGGCCCACGATGAACGTGCTGTACTCGTCTTCGCCGCCGGTAGCAGTAGCAGTTGCTACAGGAGCGCGGGATGTTTCGATGACGTAGGTGCCACCGTAAACGCCCGTGGTCTGGTCAAGGATGGCCCCGACGTTAGGCTCCGTGTGCTTGCGAATGTCCTCAAAGGACAACGCGCCGGTTTCGCTGCGAAGATCAAACGCAACGTCCGGGTGCATGTAAGCCGCGTAGAGTTGGCCTTGGCGCGGAACCACATTGTCGCCACGCAACTTAGCAACTGCCTTACGGATGTTGGTGCCACCAAAAGTTGCACCGTCAAGGTCTTCGGTCTGTCCGGCAGATGCGCCGTTCAGAACCGCAGACACAACCGAGTCAAGGCTGTCGATCATGTTGAACGCGATGATGTTCCCGATTGCCGGGTCCACGTCTGCAAATGCAGTCTCCTGCACGTACCGGGTGTTAACGACAACGTTGCCGTACTCTTTGAGCACAACACTCACCTGGTCAACGTCATCCAGAGCAGCCGCGTCAAGGTCAGTCACCTCAGCAAGAGGAGTCGTGGCCTTAGCGAGGTCGTTGTACAGCGAAAACGTCACAGCGTAACCAGGCATAGCCTGCTGTACCGGACGCTTATCCGCTAGGTCCCGGAATACAACCTGGGACCTCAACTGGAAATCAACCATCTTGTCATATGCACGCGCAACCAAGTCGTCAAAGCCTGTGCCCGTTCCACCTGCTGCGAGTGTGCTACTAACCGTCGGCGGCGTCTTGATGGACGCACCGGAGTTAGTTGCGGAGTCGATAAAATTATCAGCCATTTTTGCGATTCACCCCCTTAAAGGGTTTAGTAGTGATTGGTTTATTTAACCGGACCATTCGGATTGCCGAACAGTACCTCGTTTAGTTCCTCTTGAGAACCAGCCGCTTCTATGCGGCTCATAATGTCTCCCGCGCTAGCGGCAGGAGTATGTGAGGTCATGTCAGCCATTCGACTGGCGGCCTGGACTTCCTCAGAAGATTCCTGAGGACTGCCCGCACTAATTCCAAGAATGTCAGCGTTTTCATTAATCCACGCATTAACATCCTCAGTAGTTACTACCTCGTTAGGCATGAACTTCGACATGCGAGCATCCAAGCCGTTCGCGGTCAATGTGCCCTCAATGACACTATTCCGATTAGCGGTTGAAAATTCTTCAACCTGCTTGCGAAGTTGCTCAATCTCTTTTTGCTTAGCCTTGTAAGCCTTGCGCAATTGTCGAACAACATCTGTACCTAGATCGTCACCCAGGTTGTCAATATCGAACTCGTCATTTTCTGACACGGTGTTTCTCCCTATCTCTTCTATATGAATCGCCAGCCACAACAAGCACTTGGGGGAGTGCCGTTGGCTCTGACTACCGGGCTGATACTCGCTAGGGGCCGGTGGGTCCTAGTCGGTGTGGACGAGGTGGGAGTCGAACCCACGTACCCTGACCTACCCTCGTGGGGTTTTAAATCAGGGTCTATCCAATTCTCGCCCTAGCGGTTAATAACCACTGGTGCGGCTTAAGGTGCTAGAGGTTACCCCCGACCTTCCGCCGAAACGTGCTCGCTCGCGGGACCTTAATCCCCGAACCTTTTTTGAAGCGGACTGGTCTAGGTTCGCGCTAGCCAGCAAAGCCTCACTGTCAGTTAGTTCACTGCCTTCGATATCTGCGAGGCGAGAAACCTCGTCCCGCAGTTCTACCGCGCCATCAATAGTTTGTTGATACTGACCGGGGAGCAAGTCACCCGCACCTGCAATATCAGCCATGCGACTAGCGGTAGTCTCGTTAATGTTTAATTCTTGTCGTGCAGCCTGAGCACCTATCAACGCAGTGTTAGCAATCTCATTAACCCTAGCCATAGTGCGATCAGGGTCAAGAACGTACTCTGTCAACGTTGTCGTGTCAATACCGTAGTAATCACGTAGAGCAGCGGCCTCAAGGTTATCCGGGCTGGAAACTAAGCGAGCGGCATCACCGATGCGAGCCTTAACCTCGTTTACGCTAACACTGTAGTCAGCAACCAGTTCAGCGATAGAATCAAACTGTACTTGCGTACCATCCGTGCCTAAAAAGTCGCGCATCCCTGCTTCACGAAACACCTGCCGGTAATCCCGCTCAAGATTTAAATATTCGGTTTCGTTGCGAATATCCGTTACTCCTTGTTCACGCAAACGAATAAAACCAACAAAGCGTTTCTTGTACGGCTCAAGGGTACGCACCTCAGCAGTCAACACTTCAGGCTGGTTACCGTAGTCCCGAACCAGTCGGTCAATCTCCCCGATCAAATCCTCCATGCCACCCCAGGACGAAAACATGTCCTGCAAAAAAGCCCTAGCAGCCTTGTTTTTACGTACTGTATCTGGGTCAGGACCCGTAGGAGCGGCTGCTGTAGTAGTCTGGTTACCACCACCACCTCCACCACGGACCGTCAAAGCAGCAGCAAGGTCCGCAGTTAAACGATTGACAATTCCTTGAGCCTGAGCCGCTGCTGGGTGGTTAACGTCCACCATCCGCTGGTGACGAGCGATGGACCCTTGTAGGTTCCTGATGTACTGTTCATGTGCTGCACTCATTATGCGTATCCAAACAGTTTAGCGATAGTATTAGCAGCGGAAACGTAGGTTTCCCGACCATCAGGACTGTACTGCCACTCATCCAACTGGCGTATCTCCTTCTCCGCTTCATGAAGAGTGCGAGCACGGAACGTGCCGTCCGCGTTCTGCACCGACATGATACGCTGCATAGTAGGATCGTCTACGCTCATGTCCGGTTTGCCCAGCATCTTTTCGGTCAAGCCACGATACGGGTCCGCCAGGGTGTTAATGTCCTTACCGTTGCCGATAGGGTCAGACCACCCGGGGTACTTACCCGCCATGTACATGTTACGAATCTCTTGTTTCACTTGATCCATTTGCTTCTCACCAGCAGTAAGTGCGTAAACGTACTGGTCAATGGCGGTCTGCGACATATTAATGCCGTTTAGGTTAGACCAGTCCTTTAACTGGGTGGCAAACTTACCCAGGTCGCCGCCCACGTTACCTTCACCCAGGACCAACTCAGCCAAAGGAAGCAGATGCTCACGCACCTCAGTTGCTTCCCAGTCCTCAAGGAACGCTTGACGTGACATGTCAGCAATTTGTTCCTGCGACAAAGTGAAGCCCATGCGAGTGGCTTCGTACTCCAACATGCTGCGCGTAGTATCGACACCAGCAATAAAGGTGCCTTCGGTCCTAACGTCAGCCTCAAGCATCAGGCGAGTACGGTACTTAGCATCCAGTCCCGTCCAGTACGGGTCAGTATCCATGATCTGCTTTAGAGTATCATTATACTCGTCAATGCTCTCAAACGTGTCTTCGTTTTTCTTATTTAAACGATTACGAACACTTTGAAGTTTTGCAGCAAAAACAGGGTCCTCCGCCGCCAACCGGCCAAGTTGCTTCGCCCAAATAGCCTTGTACTCTTTGCGTTCCTCTTTAGTCATCATAGTGCGCCAGCCTCCCTAGCGGCACTTAAGGACTCCCTGTTGATATCGCGCATCCTATCAATCATTCCTGCGCCACCCTGGTAAGCAGCGAAGTCGGGTGTCTCCATTAAAAGTTCTTCAAGAATTTCTTGACGCTCAGCGTTCGTGACACCCTGCTGCGTAACGCTGCCGCCTGGTGATGTAGTTGTAACCGTAGGACTCTTTCCTTCTTCTTTGCGGAAGTCTGAGTAAATCTTCTTGAACTCTTTATCGGTTACGTTGCGACCGATAAGGTTATCAGCGAGAGTGTTAGCCAGAACGCGCACATCCGCCTGATTCGCGTAAAGAGCCTGAGCAGTAGTCCCGTACTTGCTACGACTACCGCTACCCCCGCTATCGCCACCTTCATCGAAAGTTCCACGAGCAAGCAGCATCAATGCTGGGACACCGGCACGCTGAGCGGTCTTAAGCAAGTCAGTCCAAGCGGTCATTACGCCACCATCGGTACCCAGTTCACTATTAGTGTAGCGACGAAGATCGGTCAGGAAATCCTCATACAACTTAATGTCCTCAGCAGTAGCAAGGGGACTTGTAGCGTTACCCCGCAACAAACTAGCGTAACCTACCGCCTCGTTAAAAGGAATCTGGTTCCCGATGAAACCGCCCTCGTAACCGTACCGCATGCCGGACTCTAAACGGTCAGCCGCTCCCTTGCTTTGAAGCCCACCCTTTAAAAGAACCGGGGTCGTGTTTGTGCCTGGGCTAACCTTATTACCCGGCTTAGCCGCGTCCCCACTTTCCTCTACCTGAGGTAAAGGACTGCGAGGCTCGTCTGGTGCATTTGCTGGGTCTGAATTTGGGGTACCTTTTTCAGCGGGTTGAACCATTACTCTTCCTCCGCGCCTTCGTCTGCTGGGTTCCAACGTGTCTGATAGTACCTGTCCCAAATGCCGTTAATCTCAGGGAAGTACCACCTGTAAGTTTCATCGTAAATCTCGCGTACCTGAGAACGGAAGTCCGCCTTCTGGTCGCTGTCAAGCCCATTGTAGGTTGACCATGTTTGCTTCTCCCACTCAGCAAATTGGATAAACCTATCCCACAACTGGGTACCCTTACGCTTCTCCATAAACTTCTCGTCTTTAGAAGCCTTAAGGATTATGCTAGTTACCGTACCTGCGCTACGTATGGAACGATTAGCCTTTGAGGTCTGCCACGGTCCGTTATCTGCCAGTGGTCCGTCGTTCTCCCACCAGTTCCTAAACGCTACCTGCTGCTCTTTAATCTGCTGACGGTAACCGTCTTTACCCTCTTGAGTACCGGCCTCGTCACGAAGTTCCCGCAGACGCTCAATGTTTGCGTCTAGTTCGATCTTGATTTTGTTGTAAACGTCCCACCCGCGAGACACCTCAACTTGCGCCTCAAACTCAGCAGTCGTCAGTAGGTTCTTCACGTTCTCATCATCGCCAGGAAGAGGCTCGTTCTTTAGGTAGTTGTTTACCGCCTGGTCGTACTCGCCTGCAGTTCCAAAAGTCAACACGGTAATCATGTCGAACAATTCGTCCTTACGCAGGTCTTTAAGTATCTCAGGAACCAAGTCAGACCCGTCCTTGTAGATGGCTGTGTAAGCCTCTACGGTGGAGGGAATGTACGCAGTGTAGTCGCTGGTTCCGTAGGTGTACCATTCGGCCCAATCTCCGTATTGGTTTACGAAAGTTTCACGGGCTGTAGCGGTATCGTTTGGATATTTTTCTCTGTGCTGGTACCATGCGTCCCGGTAAATTTGACCAGGTGGCTTATTTGACACCGACACTGGAGAACTAAACTTAGCGAGAGATTTGCCTAACCCGGCGTTCAACGGGTTTTGTCCGAAGAACGCTACAAGCGGGCCAAGGAACCAAGCCCTAGCATCCTTAGCGGCCTGCTCCTGCGTTGGCTTGGGGCCTTCCTGACCACCTTTTTCCCAGTTGGCTAGGTTATTCATGTGCATGTAGATTGAGGTCTTAATGAACCTCTCGTCGCTTGTTAAGCCGCTCCATAGGTCTTTCTGGTACGCGCCAAACAACTGGCCTATTGGGTTGTTTGTCACACCGAATGGGAAGTACTCCTGCTGCAACTCTTGAGCACCTGGCACGTTATCCGCAAGCCACGAATCCAAATCGGGCTTTTGGTTCATAATAACAGCATAGGACATATTAACCAGATAGGACATTCCAGGCGAATCGACAATCAGAGTAGCAAGAGAGTCAATCGGGAACTTAATACCTTTCGGGCTGTTGTCAGACACCCACCACGGGAAGGCAAAGTAAACCGCGTCATTAACGTTTTCTACTTCGTTGCCGTCCTGGTCCACGCCAATGACAGAGGCACCAAGAATGTTCTCACCAAACAAGTTGTTCGCGTTATTTAAATCCCCTTGAGCGACGTTTGCTATCGTGTTAGACAACGCTTGCATGCGACCCGGTTCATTGTAGAAGAACCGACCGTAACGGTAGACAGCGTTAGCCGTCGCACCCGGGAACGTGGTCAGGAACCGGCTAGTGTACACTGCCTGATTGTAACGACGAATGTTGTAAAACGTCTTCTCAAGTTCAGCAAGAGCCTCACGCTGAGCAGCCTTCTGCGTCTTAGCAAAATCATCAGCGTCAATAATCTCAACGCCCTGCGAACGCAAGTTCGCCAGTTTCTCCAAGAACCTAGCGTTGCTTTCCCGAACGAACCAAGGCCAGCGAGACAAGCGAGTCTCCGGTGTGGCTTGAGCCAGTTGCCAAGCCCAGTTAACGGTCTTGTTCATTACGCCTTGAGCAGTTTTTTGATCGCCCCAATTGGAACGCTGCATTGATATCTCACGCAAGTCTGTCCTGCCACCAAGCATGGCCTGAATCTCACCAGCGGAAAAGTCCATCTCTCCGTCTGCCAGCATTTTAGCGACCACCCGGTCAGGAATGTAACTGTTAACGATCCTTACCAGGTCCTCAATACCGCTGCTTTCACTAAGAATAATGTTTACGGTGCCGTCAGAGTTTAAAGCGCGAGCAGGAGCAGACTCAGTTGTTACTTCAAGCAGGTTGCGACCGATAGCCTTCTGGTGCCTTTTACCGTCATCGCTTCGCAGCCAACTCTTTAATTCTTTAACGCTCTTTCCCTGAAGGATTAACTTCACCAGCGGGTCTTTGCGGAGGTGCGCGTTAATTAGGTAAGTTAGTGCCTTCCAGTACTGAGTATACGTGGTCGGGTCGTCGGCCCTCAACGGGCGAGCGTCCGTTGCTACACCAATAGTGCGCAAACGCTGAGCGTCAACATCCTCAGCGAGGTTACCGCGGTTAATGTTAGGCCGGTCTTTAGCGCGGTACGAAGTCTTGCCGGGACGACCCCGGCTCTGCGTCATGTCGTAGGTCGCTCGCGCAGTCTCATCAGCGGAAGTTGGAGCACGGTACTTACCAGTGTCAGCAACGTCAGACAACATTCCCTGCACCGTTACCGGCTGGGTACCGATCATCAACGTGGTGCTCTTCTGACCGCTTCCGTAATACTTCCTACCTTTACCGCGTTTCTGGCCTAACTTTTCACGCAGTCTAGCCTGGAGTTCCCTGTTCCTCTCCAGCAGTTCGCTCAACGCTTCTTTATCAATAACGTTAGTTTTAATATCATTGTTGACACTAACCTGCAACTCTCTACGAATCTCAGCCAGGTCTTGCCGGAACTGAGCAAACTCAGGAGCCTCAGCCGTAACCTTAACGCCCTTAGACATGCCAACGTCATACGGGAACACCAAAAAATCGCGGGGTGCGGAACCAGGGAGGTTTTCTTCTTCAGGTCCATGTCGCCATGCAGCCATGTCGGAGCCTTCCACCGGGCCATCCTCTTGACCAACACCCCGGTATGGCCTGAACCCTTCTCGCGCTGCCCGCTCCCCCGCGGAGCCTACCTCCACCCGACGCACCACAATACTCTGCGGGTCAACACTGAACCATGGAGAGTCAGGGTCCGCGTAACCGTCCCTTACGTCAGGTATGTCACGATCAACATTTTCCTTGCGTAACCGCCAGAAAGACTGAAACACCGCGTCAACCCACTCGCCCATGGTTGCGTCACCCGATTCGACCTGGCCCCACTGAACATCAGCCCGATCAACAGCGTCCTCAATATGCTCGTCTATCTGCTCAAACCATTCAAACAAGTCACGCTCAACCAGTTGCCCGTCCATGGAACTAACCTCAGGGTAACCTCTAAGTATATCTATTAACTCCTGAGGAGTCTTTACCGACTGAGCAGCGGCATACATAGACAAGTCGTCCGCTAGAATATCAGCAATCCTGACATAGGAGGCACCC